TTCCGCGCGTTACGCTTTGCCGCCTTCTGCAGCGTGTCCTTTACCATGTTGAGCGCGTCGCTTTCGGGAGCGAGGTTAATACCAACGTCCGTCGCCGGGGTCGGATTGATGTCGAAGAGGAGTTGCTTACCGATATCCCCGTTAATGGACTCGTCGATAGGCGGCTTCGCGACGAGTGCGCGCGCTTCGTCAATCGGGATAATACCCGCCTTGCGTGCCTCGATAGCGCGGTTCCAAAGGGTCTCCTGCGCTTCAAACGTCGCCGCGCGGAATCGGAAGCCTACGCGGTCCTGCAGACCGAGCCACGGGATAATTTCCTCGTTCACCATTTCAGAAAACGCCTCTTCGTACTCTACTACGGTTCCCTCGTAGAAATTCTCCTGTTGCCCCTCATGGTTCGTGTAGTTAACGCCCTCCGTATATCCGAGCATAACGGGAGGAACGCCGAACCCGGCGCAAATCTTCGACGTAGAGAACTTGCGGCCTACGATGTACTCCATGTCCTTCTGACTGATGCGGATTGTTTTAATTTCCTTAACACCCTTCATGACCGCGCTCTTATGGCGGTTCTTCGGACCCTTGAACTGCTTTTTAATCATTTCTACGACCTTCTTCGCGTCTTCCTCGTCGATATTATCGTCTAGGATATACTGAACGGACGGAACCGTGTCGTTCTCGAAGAAGAAGTAATTACTCAGCATGGCCGCGAGGTCGGTCCGCGCTTCCCATAGGCTGTTTTCGATAGGAGACATGCCCCACGCCTCGTTATCAGGGTCGATATCTAGACCCTTCCAGTGAATCACCTCGTCGAAATTGAACACCGTCGTATCGCCCTTCGCGCCAAATTGCCCCTCTGCAGTCTGTACGTACCGATGCACGTTCCCGAACTCATCGGACACAATAGCGATTGTGCGCCCGTCGATGACCTTCAAACCGAGCGGCTCTCCGTCGAGGTTATGGACCTTCTCAATAAACGTGTTCGCGCTAATCAGGAAGTGCTTAGCGGCCTCGTTTTTGAACCTACGGAACCCGCCGTACTGGTATCCCATCACGTCCATAAGGCGCTGCGCGTCAGCCGGACGACACGGCTTCTCCTTCTGAGGGTCTTTCGGGTCGTACAGGATAACGCCGCCGAGACCCATCGTCTGACGAATCACGCGCACGCATCCGAACACGTCCGTAGAGCTACGCCATACGGTATACATATTGTCTAGGTCTAACCTGAATCCCATCATATCCCTATCCGGCTCAGAGGCATATTTGACGTTACTACGAGAGCGGGAGTGACTTTCTCCCGGAGTCATGCCCGGAGCTAACTTCGATTCGGTATCGGGTCGTTTGAAAATAGGCATGGATTGAGAGGAATATCGGGCTCTATCCTACACTTTCATAAAACGATGTGCCACCGGAACCGCGCGCGAGCTCCACGGCATACACGAACGCATCTACCAAGTCGTCGCGAACACCGTTCGGGAATTGCAATAGCTGAGTGATTAAATCCTCTGTACCCGGCATAAATTCTATGTTCCCGAACTGAATCAGTCCCGAGATACGCAGTAGGCGCGTGAGCTTATCCTGACTCTTCGGGTTCACGGCTGTACTCGCGATACCCGCGCCGCCGAGCTTCTCACGGTAGAGCTCAGAGAATGCGACCGATTCCACGCCGAATTTCGTATGCTTATAGCGGAAATATGCGCGTCCGCACGTATCTATCGTGTCCGATTCGCCCCAGTTTCCATGTTCGATATTCAGCACCACGATACGGAGCGGCTCATCGTCGCGCGTTTTAATCTTCTTCGCGACGGTGACGATAGCGGCCTCATCGTTCGTCTGGTTCTTCTTAACCTTCGGGTCGAGACAGCTATAGATTTTCCATAGCTGATTATTACCGTCGTACAGCTTAATTTCATGAATACGCTTAATCCAAGCCATTTTAACGGGGCTGTTCTCATCGTTCATCGGGTCGTTCTGGTACTCCTGAGAGAAGTTAAACGTACCCATCTGCACAATGAGCGAGTTTGGTCCCTCGATAAGGTCGAAGCGCGAGAACCGTCCCGGCCATATCGGTTTTCCATCGAGTGACGGCTTCCCCTCTGCATCTTCGAGCGCCGCGCGCCTGATGCCGCCGTATTTTTGATACACCTTCAAAACGAGACAGTCGTAGTGAAGCACCGTACCAATCATCTTAAATCGACCGCGCTTCCTATCGAGCGACGGCACGACCACGCGGTAAAACCAATCGCTCAGCTTCCGGCGCTGTACCTCACTGAGCACGCTCTTATCGTCCTCTAGGTCGTCGATAATGATTTTCGACGGGCGACGGCCTTTGATGTTCAAACCGCGCCCTTTCCCGGCTCCGCGTGCGATACAGACCACGCCGTTAGCGGTCTCAAAATGCTTATCGCTCCACTTCCTTCGTGCGCGCGCGCGAATCTGAGGAACGATGTCGCCGTATATCGTCGTCAGGAGGTCGTTCGTTTCCAGTTGAGATTTAACGTAGGAGAAGCTCTGTTTAGAGTCTTCCATCGTCGCGCCTATCAGCACTAAAAAGCCCTCATGCTTATAGACAATATCGTGAATGATGTCGATACGTACCCACGTCGTTTTACCGTGTCCGCGCGGGACGATGACGGCGCTACTCTTCTCGTTCGATACCTCCGAAATGATGTTATTGTGAATCTCGGGAACGTCCTCCCCTTCGGGAATCTCAGTCGGGAAGAAGTAGCGCCCGAAGATATGTAGCATGTGTTTTTCCCTCAGCGATTCGCGTACGAATTGATGCTGTTCACTCGCCGGAGTCGCCTCTAAATCCGCTAGCCATTCGTCAAAAGTATACGGATTCCATGTAGCCTGAGCGGGTTTTTCGACGGTTGCGAGCACGTTCATAGTATAAACCATCTGCAAAATTCTGATACAAAAAGAGCCCGAGGTATGCACTCCTCAGGCTCTTTCGATTGTAGACCGATTAGCGTCGATAGCCAGCGCCGCACGCGTTCGCGGGCTTACCCTCTGCGGCCATGCGCTTTTTACAATGCTCCTGAACCGCCGCGCGGTTGCTGCGGTACGTGTCGATATGGAACACCGGAGCACCGTCTACGACCTCCGTATGCACACGCATGAGGTCGCCGTAGATAGCGTGACTCAGTACGCGATTCGTGACGTTGATAATCGAATCGAAGTACTGGACCGAGTTCATGAGGAACTTCTTAGGCGCTTCCACCTGTTCGACAATAGCCGGAGGTGTAGCGTCCTGTCGGACCTGAGAGTAGATATCACCGCCCGTTGCGGTTGAGCCTGAGGCGGTAATCGCCGCCGCGAGAAGGATAGAACCCAGCATAGAAAAGGTGGAAAGGGGTAAGTATGAAAGAGTATGAACGAGTCACAATGTATATGCAAGAGATTATTTCCGAAGGCCTTTACGCACCTGTTTTCGAGGGTCGTAATAATAAACCGCGTGCAATATTATACCTGTTATAGTACTTCGTCACGTCCGCTAACCATGCGGAGCCGTCGTGACCGACGTATTTAGAGGCCGTTTCCAGCGTCGGGAAGGAATTACCGTACTTCCGTACCCATAGCGCCTTAAAATCGGCGTAGGCCTCTTCCTGAGAGGCGTAATTCTTCGGCCTACCCGTCGCTTTGTCCTTTATACCGAAACAGTTATGTACGCCGTCAGGGTTCGGTTCCGGTAGGACGATGCCGCACGTACACCCGCACGTCTCATGTGCGGATACCGCGCGTGCGAGCACGTCGATATTGAAGGCCTTATGAGCCGGACGCTGCGACGATACCGCCACTGACGACGATACGGCTACCTGAGACGAGGACGACGTTTGAACGGGCTTCGATTCCACCGCCTGAGCTTCTACTGACGTTGGACCGTAGCACTTCGGTATCCCCTTTCGGTCGTAATTGCATGGCCGAATTATCCCGAGTTGGTACAGGAGTACAGCCGTGAGGAACGCTAGTATTACGCATAGTGATTTTCTCATAGAGAAACGGAATTAAATAAACTCCTCACGCGCTCCGAATAGTGCGGTTAACCGCTCTCTGCATCTTTCGCCGTTGCAATGCCCGAGCTTCGAGAATCCGAACGTCTGCGTTTTTTAGGGCTAACGAATTTCCCCGCCTATCGAGCGTGAGCTCCATATCGGGTTTAATCCTCCCTTCGTCCATATCCTGTAGCCTCCTCATGGATTCTCCTACGGGCATGGTCCCTATTGTACCTTACGAGTTCGCGGTAGAGACGAATAGCACTTGACCATTCGTAATCGGGAACTCGTAATAACAAACTGATTTTATGATGATATTCATAGCAATTTCTGAGGGGTAGCCGGACGCTGAACCGATGCCTGTCCGCGCTTATAGGCTTCACGCTCCTTCGCCTGTATCAGTTGCGCGATATCCGATACGAACGCTGCCCGGAGGAAGAACTCAGCATTAAACCCGCCGAGGTCGCACGCGTTCGCTACCTTGCGTACCTCAGCTTCGAGCGTCGATAAATGCGTAGTATCAGTCATCGAGGAGGAATATAAACGCTGCCGGAATGCCCGTGATATTAACGCTCTGCTTCTTACGGGTGCTCATTGCTTAGGCTTGGAATACTTCGATGCGCGGCGGCGTGCCTCTCCGACGATATCGACCTCAATCGGATTCTCGTCTGCGCCTGTAATCTCGTTCCTGAGGGCATAGCGCGAGCGCTGACGGCGTTCGAGGAACCTTAGGGCAAAGTCCGGGTCACGCTTCTTTTCGAGGTGATTTACGACGCCCTCCTTCGCCATTTCTATAGCGTAATCCTTAGCATCCTCTATTTGACCCCTAAAATCCTCATCGTCCTTCATGTACCGCTCAAACGTGGTCGTGCCGATTTTGGCTTTCCTACAAGCCTCTTCGCGGGTTGCATCCCTCTTAAACGCCTCTACTAATTTCGGTAAAACTACGTCCCTGTCAATCGGAGGCCTACCCGGTCCTTCCTGCTTCTCGGAAATGGGTTTGATGACGAGCGCGATACCCGTCTTCGTCTTCCTGATTCCTACGAACATGGCGACGGGCTTCGTGAGCACCTTCTCATAGCGTAGAACCTCCTTCTCGTCGAAGGGGACAATAACGATTTCCTCAGGGGTCTTCACGCGCTTAGGCGCTCCCTGAGGCTTCTTCGCCTTCGGTTTCTTCGTCGGCTCACTCATCGTCAGGGGTGTTCAGGAATGCCTCTACGTCCTTCTTCGTCGTTTTGGACGTATGAGCGACGGTTACGAGATTCTTTCCGATTTTGAAGGTCTGTACCAGTTCCAAAGAATCTGAGGAGTTATCGGCGCATTTGTCGCAGAGGTGGACGAATGCCGCGTGCGATTCTTCGATGCGCTGCCAAAGGTGGCCGTCTTCATTCCCGCACTTCGCGCATGGAGCGGTCAGAGGGGATTCAAATTCGTTCTGGTTATTTTGGAGGACATGCATAAAGTTAGAAGGTAATGGTTACGGGGCGGTTCCATTTAACGTCGAGATAATACCACTGTCCGTATATTAATGCATCCCGGTAGGCGCTCAGGAAGTCCTCATGCAGCGTAAAAATGTGCTCCATGATAGGGCGCTTCTCATCCGGCGTTTCCCCTTCCTCGTACAGTTCCCAAAACACGCGTTTATTCTTTAAATCGAAATACGCAGTCGTGAACGTCTGTCCTATCTCGCGTGCCGGAGGTGCATTACGGGTTTTCATGGTACGTCAGTTCGTTGGCGGGGATATAGAGGCGCTCGCGACGGCCACCGGGGACGCGGAGAACGCAAAGATAGGAGTTCGTAGAGGGGTAGTATCGGATAACCTTCGCCTTCTTCCCCGCGAGGGAGGAAGAACCCTTAATGTCGATACGTGCGCCGGGGAGGAGGAGGCCTTTTCTCATGCCATTTTCAGGGAAACGTCTAAAGCATTTTTACGGATAGCCTGAACGATGTTCCCGCGAAGGAACACGTTACCGTTCGTGTCGTGTACCTCCCATGCGCCTACCTCTAGGTCATTGTCGATAATGAGTGGTACGCCCTTGTCGATGCCGCCCATGGTGATTTCTCCCGAGGCCTTTTCGACGATGCGGTTATCCGGCTGAGATTTGAAGATAAAATACGCGTCCATGCTCATTTTGATATGCTTCACGGGCGCGGACTGCTCGCGTGCCATGCGGTCGCGGAGCTCGTCTAGCGTCATTTCGTTTTTACCGTGATGGTCGGCAATCGTCATTTCGACGCGGACGCCCTTCGGAATTTTCTCCCGAATCTCTTTAATGGCCTTCACGCCGATACCGCGAACATTGAGCAATTCGGTATCTTGCATCCATTTGAGGCGGTTCACAGTCTCAACGCCAGCGCGGATAAGCGCGTTTTCGACGCGCGGGGACAATTTCAGGGTGTAGATAGAGGGGTCAGGGGTGTTCATACGTGAGGTTAGATTGTATCATTTTCCTTTTGCCGTAGCGATTTCTTGTGGGCTCTCATGACACTTTTAGCCCATAGGAACAACCGGATTTTGAAGACGATTTCAGCGACATTGTTCGTGAACCGATGCCACGGCCTTTTCGGGTGAACGTACCCGAGAAGCATCGGAGGGAGTTTTCCATTTTTGCTTTCGAGGTGGACCGTGAACGGCTGAGGCGCGCCGTAGCGCATTGCATCGGCCTTATCGTCCCTATCGTCGTCTACCTCATGAATCTTCACGGCTCCACGATGACCACAACAGGGTACGAGTGTATGGCTGTACGGTCCGGGGATGACTGTCTCGTATACAGCCTCAGCGATTCGGTCGCTCAATTTCTGCAGTTCGACGGGAGATATGTTCTCCGGGAAGCTGCAGCGCATGACGATACCGACCTTCCCGCGCAATTTATACTCACGGCGAAGAGCATCCGTATATTTCTTAAAGAGCTCATCGGACGATTCCGATTCTGAGCCTCCACTCGCTCCGTTTCCTCCCGAGCATTTCATATTTTTTAAACACGCTCCAGAGAAGCAGACGAACATTCCGGGCATACCGAACGGGCTCATCCTCTCTCCGCAACGAGCGCAATCGGGCGCGTATCCCTCTTTTTCGTCACACTTCTTCTCCTCATCCTTCGGCTTAATGTCTTCGAGAGGACGCTCAGACAGGCCTACGTTACGTCCGCGCGTGAACGCCATAGCGCACGCGAGATACGACACCATCCAATTCTTAGAGCGGGACATGCTGAGACCGCGATTCTTGCACTCTTCGCGCAATTTCGCCGGACCCATGCGACCGAACTCGGTCAGGACGGCCTTATCAGCTTCATGTGATTTACTTACGACGTTTTCCATGAGAGGTAGAGGGGAGGGGGATAATGGATTGCACCGCGCATTTGAGGATTATTCGTCTCGATTCATCCTCTCCTCTCATTATCGCCTGTCCGACGAGCCCGAGTGTTCCGTCATTCATGAGTGAAATTTCTTCGACATTGAGAAATTCAATGACGCCGATTTCTGCCTCATGATGCGCCGGAAACTCTGTCATCGTACATACGATAAGAAGTGGTAAGCG